CCGACGGAAAGGCTAGATTCGAATTGATGGAGTACAGAGTCCAAGTTGTAGAGAAGGACAAGGACGACCTTCGCAACGATTTGAAGTCCATCAAGGACGTGCTGTACCGCATCGACACGCGGCTTTCAGTGTTCGGAGCGCAGCTTGATGAAAGGACTGGTAGATGATTCTCTTGTCAGTGATTTTAATTCTAGGCTGCATCGTGAACGAGGTCTTTGAATGAACAAGAACAGACTGCACAAGGCTTCGCTTAATGTTCTAGGCTACGAATTCGAGGAAGGAAAAGATATTCTAGAAAGCCTGGAGTATGACGAAGACAGGCGTTATCCTCTTTACGGTAGCGTTTCGTTCGTTATCTACACCAACCAGGGAACGCTAAAGGTAAAGACAATTTCACCCTTCGTTTTTGACGGCCGGAGCGGTCCCAAGATCGTGGACTTTTACGCGCCGAACCTCGGAACGCTTGAAGAAAAGCTCTGCTGGCTTACTCACGACTGCAACGGCTACGGCTTGGACCTTTCCTTCAAGGATACGAACGTGTTACTTTTCGCCATGCTCCGCGACCTTGCGGGCTACAGGCCGACGAAGGCAACCGTTATCCAGCTTGCCGTAAGCCTTTCCTCTTCCTGGTACGGAGAGCCTAAACCGAAAGACTGGTGCTTTGCAAATTGCGGGTTGGTCTCTACAGAATGGATCCCTATTGCGGCATGAATACACGCTACGACCTTATAAATGCCTTCATCAAGGCGCGAAAATTCAAGAGCTTCCTTGAAATCGGGACAGCCGGAGGCGAGACTTTCCGGGCGGTAAATTGCGAAAGAAAGGTTAGCGTAGACCCTTGCAAGGAAGCTAACGCCACCTTCCAAATGACCTCGGACGAATTCTTCGCCACGAACAAGGAACGCTTCGACATCGTATTCGTCGACGGATTCCACGAATGGCACCAGGCGGAAAGGGACGTCCGCAACGCCTTGAATGTCCTCACCGATTGCGGCGTTGTTATCATGCACGATTGCAGGCCGGACTCCGAAGCCTGCGCCCGACACCTTGACGTGTACGAAGAACCGAAGGGCGCGTGGTGCGGCGACGTGTGGAAAGCCTTTGTTAAGCTCCGTGCCACGTTGCCGTTCGCTATCTATACATGGAATCACGATTGGGGTTGCGGCGTAATCGATACGAATTTTATCACACTTGAAAACGAAAAGTCCTTGCCGGAGGATGTCGAAAACCTCACTTACAAGGACTTTGTGAACCACCCGGAATGGATGGATTTTCAGGACGAGCCGCTAGGTATTGATTTCGAGTAAATCCCCGAAATAAGCCTTTAGCCAGCGGGCCACATAGTAATGGCTGTCTAGCCAGTAACCGTTGTAATCCATCAGCTTTTCCTGGTATTCCATGACCTCGTTCCAGCTTTCCTTTTGACAGAGGATGTCGAAACGCTCTTTTAGGATTTCGGACGTGCAGTTTTTCGTGATTTTGGAAAGCGGGTGCGCTTCTTCGTATGGTCCGAAATTGAAGGACGAACCGAGAAGGACCGCACCGATTGCCGTTGCTTCGAGAAGCTTCAAGTTACTTTTTGCGCGGTTGAATACGTTATCCTGGAGCGGCGCCAAGTAAAAGTTAGGATTGATCGATGCGATTGTGGCCGGGAATTCGATTGTAGACACGTTCTTGTGTACCGTTATCCTTTCCTTGTATTCCTGCAGGCAATCTGGCACATTAAAAAGGTGCAGTTCGATTCGGTCTTTTGCTACGGCGTCCTTGAGCCACGGGAGCCACGGCCCCGCAAAGTCCCCGTCGTCACCTTCCTTAAAATGTGCGGTCGACCCTGCGTAAAGGACTCTTGGTTTTTTGAGGTCCCCGCCTACAAAGTTCCTTTCTCTATACCCGAAAAAGAAGCGCGGGACGGCGTTGGGCAGAAGCTTTACGTGCTTCCATCCGAAGCGGTACTCCATGCAGCGCTTGAGCCATTCTGTAGTGACCGTCACCCCGTCAATGTCACCGAGACAGCGTTCCATGATGGCGCCTACAGGCTTCACGTCTATGCGGGTGATGTTGTATGTCGGTATCGTCTGCTTGCCGTCAATGTCGAAGACAATATCGTCAAAGTCTGCAAAAATCTTGAATCCGAAACGTCCGCGCTTGCGCTTGTAGTGCTGGATAAATGTTTCCTGGTTTTCCGTTGTCGGTCTGAAAATCACGATCGCGGCGGTGTACTTGAGGATGTAATCGTCGGTGATTTCGGCACGCGAGACGATAACCTCCACGTCGCCGGAACGGCTGGAGCGTAGCAAGGCGGCCATGGCGTCGCAGCGGTAGAAGGCGCAGGCGCTCTTGTCGGCCGGGTGCAGGATGATTACGTTCTTCTTGATGAACATTGCTATTCCTCCCATGTAATGACGAAATAGAGTTTTCCGGGTACGGCTCCCCATTCTGGTTTCCCTGTATCTATTCGAATCTTCGGATTCTTGAATACAAGCCTTCGTTCGGTGTCGGTTTTCTTCGGATAGCCGAGCGTGAACACAAGTGTATCAAAATCTTTACGTATTTCAAAATAGAAGCCCCCCATCGGATTGAGCCAAGGTTGGTTTGGATTCTGTTCTCGGCACAATCGCTTGTACCAGCATTCCTTCATTTCCCTGTATTCTTCTTTCTTAATTCCGGCCTTGATAAGGTCGAACCATTCCTTTTTAAGGGGTAGTGTTAAGGTTTTCATTTTCCACCTCTAAAGCCACGTAACGGCGAGTGTAAGCACGCCTGCGGCTATCCAATAAACAAACATCTTTACATCGCCCTTGAACGCATACGGCACCGCCGCGATGAAATCCAATGCCATTAAGATTGTGGGGAATACTTTTTCCATTAGACGAATTCCCCCTTGCTGAAATCGTAAGGCTCTACAACCCGGTCGCGCTCGTAGAGCGATTCGCCTTTCCGCTTTCTCATCATCTGCTTGGGCGTGAGCTGGTGAAAACCTCTTACAGAGTGCCATTCGCTAACGGGCTTTATCGTTTCATCGGTCGCCATCGTTGACCTCCTTCTTTTCGCAGGCAAGACAGATAAAACGACGTTTCACCTTGTCAAGCCTGCAGTTTTTCATAAATCCGCAAACGTCGCAATTCACGTAATCAAGATAAAGCCTTCGTTTCATTCGGCCACCTTCGGGACTGGTAGTCCGTGCTTGATCCTGTAACGATACGTGCCGTATTTCATGCCCGTTATTTTTTCGAAAGACTCCCGCCATCGTCTCACGTAGGCGGAGACCTTTTGGCGGCGCTTTCGTTGGTACGTCTTGCACTTGCGGCCGTTGGCGGCCTTTCCCTTCGGCGTGTTGCGGTAGCGCTTGGAACGGCGGCGGGCAAGTTCGCGTTCGTGTTCCCGCTTTTCCATAGCCCTTTCGCGCATTTCCGCAGAAGTCGCCCCCAGCATCGTATCTACGGCGCTGACGGAGGCGATGGCGGAACGGCGGCGGGCTTCGGCGTAAATGTCGATTTCTTTCTTTTTCGCCATCTTACCACCCTAGAACGGAAGTTCGTCTTCGTTTGCCTGCGGCATGGACCCGGCTGTCTTTTCTTCCTTCGGCGGGTTGCTGTAGTTGTAAGCCGGGGCGCTGTTGGTGCGCGGCGTGAGAATCTGCACCGCGTCGGCCTGCAGTTCCGCGATATTCTTCTGCTGTCCGTCCTGGTCTACATAGTTGCGGAAATTCATTTCGCCGGACACGAAAAGGGAAATCCCCTTCCCGATGTTCAGGTTCGCGATATTCTCGGCCAGCTTGCCGAAACAGACCACGTTGAACCAGTTCGTGATTTCTTTCTGTTCGCCGTTCTTGTCGCGGTACTTTTTCGAGACTGCGACGGAGAAAAGGACCTTCTGTCCTCCGCTGGGAAGGGTTACGACGGTTGCGGGCTTGCCCGTGTTTCCGATAATTTCAGTACGATTCAAGTATGCCATTTGTTTTTCCTTTTGTTGTGGGTAGATTACCCGTGAATGAATTTTGCGATAGCGCACGCGACGGCGACGCAATAAACGAGAATGAGAACCAACGCCACGATAGCGACGAACCACGTCCAAACATCGTTTACGATCTGGTTGAAAGTTTTCTTTGTCTTCATCCTTACTCCTGTGCAAAAAGATTCGTCTGTTCTTTGTTCTTTTTGCGGTAGCCTTCCGCCCAAGTTTCGCACATAAGGCAAATCTTGCGGGGCTTGGATTCCGCTCTCCAAAAAATTCCGGCGCCACAAACTACGCACTTGCCAAAAGTCAACTTTATTTTTTGTGTAGGTAATTTGGAAATCCAATCGTCGGCAGGCTGGGCGATACTAGGCTTGTAGGTACACCACTTTTCACGCGGAACGTTGTGGCCTTCGCGAATCTTACGGGCGTATTCTTCGTTGTAAATCATGCGGCCCCCTTCAAAGCCTTCGTTACATCGGCCTTGTACTTATCGAGCCAGGAATTAAGCGCATCATGGACTTTGGCTCCCGGCTTCATAATCTTAATGTCACGGTTCTTTTCGTCTCCGTAAAACTGGTTGACCTTTCCCTGCTTGGTAAGCTCTGCCGTTGCTATCGGGTTGCCCTTGCGGTCGGCAATGAAGACCAGAAGACACTCTTTTCGCGCCATTTTGCCCGGATAGTCGCAAGTCATGAGGCACTGGTTCAACGCCTTGGCCTGTTTGATTACGGCCGTAATATTTGCCGGAACAAAAGCTATAAATCCGTTCTTCCGGGCTGTTTTCCCGTCAAAAATCGCGGAAATCTTGGCGAAATAGCTGGACTTGTTCTTCTTGATCTTGGCGATTTCGCGGGCGCGTTCCTCGCGGGCCTGTTTTTCGAGCTTCAAGACCCTCTTTAATTCGTTCATAACCTTGTCGTGGGCCTTGTTAATATCGGAGGGATACTTCCAATAGTCTTCTTTCAAATTATGCCCGCAGCGCTTCGCCATGTTCATATAATCATTGTATCGGACAAGGAGGTCGTGGTCGGGACCGTATTTCTTGAACCAGCGAAAATCGCAAAAGTAGGTGAAATTGCCGTAAAGAAGCTTGAACTTTTGCCAGGCGTCGAAATCCTCGGCGGTTCCGCGCTTGTTTAGCACGAAAAGCACCTTTTGGAGCGTCCAAAGTTCGGCGCCTTCGGTCTTTCGGATAAAAGAAAGGACTTCCTTTTGCTTTGTGGGAGTCATGCGGGCAAAATTGCCGTTATGGATAAGGCGTTTATAGCCAGCGCCTACCAAAAGCTCCGTTTTCGGTTCCTTCTTCCAGTCGATCAAGAGGCGCATGGCTTCCGCAAGGCGCACCTCCCCGGCCTTTTGCAAGGTGTAACGGAATTCGGGGTAAACTTGGACCATCTTTTCCAAGCCTTCCTTTGCGGACCAGTCAAAATGGCCGACGTTATCTTCCTTGAAAGCCTTGCAACTTGTGTAGGTAACGCTCCAAGGGTAAGGCTTGTAACCCTTTTCGGGCGGGTCCACCATGTAGCCACAAATCGGGATGTAACAGAGGTTGCGGACTTCCTCGCGTCCCTCGTCGTCAATGCGGTAGACGTCAAGCTCTCCGCCCTCGCGCTTGCGGGTGGCGGGCCAAACGGCGCAAACGTAGCGCACTACGTGGCCGTCCTCGATCCTAATATGGTTGTGATACTGTGCGCGTACCATTACACCGCCCCCATTGCGAAAAGGTCGAGCTGGAGGGAAGACGAGACCGGGGCTTCCTTCTTTTCTACGGGCTTTTCTTCCGGCTTCGGTTCTTCGGCCTTCGATGCCAGCCTTTCGTGAGCTTTTTCCGCAACCGTCTTTTTATTCTTCGGCGCTTTCTTTTCAAGCGTCTTCTTTGCGGCCTTTTCCTCTTCTTCCTGGAGGTAGATTTCGTCGTTAAAGTAGTCGCGGCAAATGCGAAAACAGACCTCGTCGGCTACGTCGCCGTTTTTACCTCCGAGGATTTCCTTTGCCACGCTCGTAAGGTAGGAAATGCAGCCGGGGAGCTTGTCTTCGTGGCCTTTGTATTTATCGCAGGTCTTTTCGAGGTTCGCTTTTATCCTGGCTTCCATGCCGGCGGAAGCCGCCTCTTTTGCCATCTTCTTGTAAGCTTCGATTTGTTGCTCGTTTTTCATGTTGTGCCTCTTGTTTGATGTTGTACCCTAAATATAAATTATCGTGAGCGTATTGTCAATAGGTGAGCGAAAAAAAATCGCAACCGCCCCTTATGGCTGGACGGTGCGACCAGTTTAGCTTTACTTCTTGGGCGGTTTCTTTCCGCCTTTCTTCTTGCCACCGCAAGCCATAAGGCCTCCTTGGTTGATGGTTTTACACAAAAGGTTCTCCAGGGGTAGCGCCTTCTTTGTCGGAACTATGCTAATCTAGTTTTTTATCCCGCCAAGAGGCTCTGGTCGGTTCTTACGGAGAAATCTACGAGCAACCCTGGAGCGCCGGAGCCATCGTTCGTTCAGGCGTCCGGCCTTTTAAAATTTTTCCCTGCAGAAAAGCCGCTTATAGAAGAAGAAAACTGAAACGAGTCACGTCTTCGCCGCAGGGTTTCCCCGATCGTTCGGTCACGGGGAGAAAATCACCTTCTAGTCCTTGTCATTGTCGATAAGGTCGATAATTCGAGCCTGCAAAGCCTTCTTGTAATCCTTCATTGCGGCAAGCTGCGCGGGCCAGAGAGCTTTCGCGGATGCGTTTACGCTGGCGGGATCGGCCGCAATGGCGTTCTTCAGCTTTTGGAGTTTGTAATCGAGTTCACGCAATTCGAAACCGAGTTCTGCAAGGCATTCGCAGTTGCTACGAGTCGGAATCTTTGCATGATCCTGGCAGAGTTCGCCAATGTATTCGCAAGTGTCACCCATAATTTATTCCTTTGCCATTCCTGGCGGTTGTTGATTTAAATGTAGCCCTCCGGGCGGTGAAAGTTAGGGGAGCATTATACCCTTGTGTTGTGGTAAAATGCGGCCCGGAGGGCTAGAGCCACCGCAAGGAATCGAACCTTGAACCTTCGCCTTACAAAGGCGCCGCTCTACCAGTTGAGCTACGATGGCGTTGCAGGTTGTTTTATCGAGGTACGTGACCGCCTGCAATCCTCGGAAGCTGCCGGACGCCATCTAGGGCGTTCTCCACTCTCGCAGACCTCCGTGGCGAGGGACATAGACCTTACTGCGAGTGGTCGACTTTGATTTTTTCCGTTTGCACTTATTAGCAAGGTTTCGCAGTAGCCCACAGCAATGGTGGAATAAGAGCCGAATCTCGTTAATAAATGTCCCCATGGCTTTTGCCATGGTCCACCGCTGAATCCGTGCGCTGGGGCTTCGGTCGCCTGCACTCGCAGGCTAGATGGGTTCCCGGACTCGGACCGGGCGGAGGCAAAGAGACACAACAACACGCACTCCGGCAAAGCCTGCAACCCATTGAAGCCGGATTCGTGACACACCTCCGGCGGGTGGGGCAATTGGTAAAGCTTGACTTGAGGATATTAGAGAGCCGTCTTTACCATCGTCACAATTTTGCACTATCCCTTGATGATAAGCGTCCGCGCCTTCGGCTTTTCCTCGACGGCGCCGTCAAACATCGACAGGAGCTTCTCGGTAGTGATTCCGCAAGCCTTGCAAAGCCCGGTAACGGTCACCTGTTCAAAAAGCTGCTCGGCGGTGCAGAGGTTGCTCTCGATCATTTTTTGAGCGACGAAGCGTGCTGCGCCTTCGGTCCATCCGTAAGTATAGCTTTGCTTGCTCCACTTGATAGACGGGCCGCCCTTTTCGTCCGGCAAATCGTCCCAGTCGCCCACGTTGAAAGCGTGCTTCGTCACCTCGTCGATGGAGTCGACCAACGCCTGCAGGCGCTTCTTGGTTTCGTTGAGTTCAACAAATCCAATCGCCTTGAGGTTGCGGGTCGCGATAAAGTTAGCCACCTCGCCTTCGTCCATTTCCTTGCAGGTCGCGTTCAATGCGAAATTGTAGGCGTCCAACGCACGGATAGGTACGGAAATAGTCTTGAGTTCTTCGGTGTCAATAAGTGCGATTTCCTTTGCCATTGTTAAGCCTCCTTGTTGATGGCGTGGTAAAGTACGCTGTAAACGTGCGTGCGTTTTTCTTCCGGGATGTCGGAGGCCCTTTCGAAGCCCTCCTTACCCAAAAGGTCGAGGTACATTTCGTAATTCTTCTTGGCGAGTGCCTTCATCGCGTCGAAGAATGCCTTGCTGTTGTCGCCGCTGGGTGCGGTCGGCGCGGCTTGCGGTGCGGGTTCGGCCTTCGGTTTCGCAGCCTGGGAAGCCTGCGTCTTTGCCGGAGCCTTCGGCTTTTCGGTAGTGGCGCCTTCGTTGCGATTATCCAGATCGTCGAAATCGTCCGAACCGTCAATCATGAAAAGGGCACAAAGGGCGTACTTGCGTGCGTAGCTGCTGCACGCTCCCGTAAGCTGCGCCGGGTCCATGCCCGTTTTGGTGTCCTGTTCTCGCGCCCAACCCTGCGCGTAGAATTCCTTTTCGCCGATGTAGAGCTTCGCGGTGGCAACCACGTAGAAGCGCCCCTCGGTGTAGCGGACTTCGTCTGTAAGTACAAGGTCTACGCCGAATTCGTCAAGGACGGGCTTCACCGCCTCGTAGATGTCTTCCGCGCTTCGGTAGTTGTACTTGCCGAACGTGTTCTTGTTCTTTTTCGGCGCGTGGATTTTCGCCTGCAGCGCCGCGAGAGTGAGTTGTTTTTCTGCCATATTATGCCTCTTTTTTAGTGTTGTTTTCTGGTTCAAGATAAAGCGAAGCGTGGCCCCTGTTCCAGGCGTACTTGATAGCGTCGCCCATAGTCATTACACCGACAAGTTCACCGTCCACGTAAGCGAGGAAAAGCTTATCCATTGACCACCTGCCTTTCGCGGAGTTCCCGGAGCCTGCGGGCTTCGGCTTCGTTGATTTCTGTTTCCTGTTTCACGGCATCGTCAAAGATTCCGCAATAGATGACGAAATGAAGGAGCAATTCTTCAAGGTCGGACTTGTCGAATTTCTGCAAACGTCCAGCCTTGAGCAAGGCGAAAACCCTTTTTGCGCGACGGAGCGCGATCTTGGCGCAAAGGCGCTGTTTGTCCTTTGCGAGGTTGAGTTCGAAATTGTTATCCATGTTGTGCCTCTCTTTTTATGTTGTTGTATCCTAAATATAAATTATCGTGAGCGTATTGTCAATAGGTGAGCGAAAAAAAAATATTTTTTATTTCGCCAGATGGAAAAATCGTAGGATTCGGACATCCTTGTAAATCCTTTCGGCAAGGTCGGGATAATCTTTTCCGCGAGTCTTCGGTCTTCATCGGTCACTTCGCGCTTGTCCTTCGGCCCCATGTAGTAGTGCGATAGTCCGAGCTGCACCGCCTCGCATATCTTGAACTGGTGCTTCGTGAGGTTTATCATTTTCTTCTTCTCCTTGTCTGGAAAGTCACACCGCCAAAAGACAACCCTACAATGCAAGCCTGGTCTCGGCATTCTTCTGTTCGGCAACTTCTGCATTGGAACTCACTAAATCCGTCCGTATATTCGCAACCATTCACGATCGGTTCACCGCAGACGTTGCACTTCCGCATTCGCATGTGAGCGTTCCTGATATGGTTGTGGCGATGGCCACCTTTCATGTTTGGCTTGTAAACAGGAATGCTGTCTCCAAACATAACGATGGGTAAGTATCTATTCGGTAACCACCCGTAAATTTTATACCAATGTGGAGCTAACCCTGGTTCTGAATGCCAACTAAAATATTTCATACATCCACCTCCGTGTAGCACCAGCTCTGCGGCGGGCGTTCAAGGCCGAAATCGGCAATAGGCATTGGACAATTAGCCCTGCGTGGGGCATTAACAGCCCATGCAAAGATTTGTTTTGAATTTCCCTGGTATTTAACAAGGTCATTCATCGAAACCCTGCCATATCTTACAATTTGCTCGATGGCGTCTTTTTGTTCTAAATGACTTAACGCATATCCGTTTTCGAATTTGAGGCAATTTTGTTTTGGACTAAAAATGTCGTAGCCGTAGAAAAGTACATACCCAGTAATCTTGCAAACAGGTGCAGTTTCGTAAAGAAAAATCTTTGTAAAACCATTAGCCCTTTTGGGAGTAGTCTTTCTCCACTCTACGGTCTTCTTGCCTTCATAAATCAACTTGGCCCACTTCGGTTTGATTGATAAAATGATGTTCATTTTTTGGCTTCCATTTCTAAAACTCTTCTGATGTCGGCCATATCCATTTCGCAAATATCCATTTGCGTGCCGCCGATAAAGTTCACGGTGTAGCCGAGTCCCTTTTTGCGTGGAACGACGGCTGAAATGGCATCGAGGTTGATGTACCGTTTTCCAAGTTTGATAAAGTTCATTGTTTGACCTCTTTCATTCGTTTGATAATTAGTTCTTCTGCGTTCCAGACAAGCGCCTTGCATTTCTCGCACTTTTGTAAAAGATTCTCGGCGTTGTCTTGCAGTCCGAAGCATACGCACAAATCGGCTTCGGTCGTTGTGTTCGCTATCTTGCAATCTTCGTCAAGTTTTGTCCCTCGCAATTTCGCTCTGTTAATCATTTCTCCTCCGTCAGATTCCGCCCACACATCGGGCAGAATTTGATTTTCTCCGAGTTGACGAGTCCAAAATCACGCCACAGTTCAATCTCGTAGCCGTCTTGGGTTTTTACGATGTTGACTACATCGCCATCGTTCACGATGTCACCGCACAGCGGTTTCCCTTCGTCAATTTCCCCGTTGCAGTATTTGCAGTGGTTGTTAGTAAGTTTGAGTTCAGCCATCTATGCCTCCGTATTATCAGTTAAAATTTTATCTTCGTCTTTTGCCAGTTCTTCTTTCAATTCTTTTTCGTCCCAGATTTCCTGATAGTATTCGCAATCCGGGGTACACTTGTACTTATCGGACCATAGGCCGTTGTCTTCGGGGAACGGGCATTCATCCACTTCGTCTATGAGTTTGTGGCAAGCTGTGCAACAAGTGCAATCAGGCAAGCAATAGGCAACCTCTCCGTCAATAATTACATCAACCATCACTTCGCCTCCTTGAATTTATTGGCATTCTCCAATATTTTACGCAGCGTCTCGGACTTGTTCAACTTGTTTCGGAGACGGACGCATTCTTGCTTGAGTCTCTTTATTGTCTTCGCATCAGCCTTTGCCTGTCCCTTAAAGCTATTTACTTCGTTCTGCAATTTCGCAAGTGCCGCAAGGTACTCCTCGTTAGTCATTGGTCGAGGATTATTTTTTGCAAGTTGCTTTAAGATTCTTTCAACATCATTATAACGGCACCACATCCCATCGGGCTTCGCGACGCTACGTATTCCACGGGTAGATTTCATTGTGAATCTTTTTAACTCGTCCATCACTTCACCTCCTTGAATTTCTCGGCAAGTTTAAGCCACTTTAGTTCCCATTTGCGATACAATACAGACTTGTAATACTTGGTTGCAATATCATACCACTTGGCGTTGCACCATTCTGCCATCGCCAGGCACCGCTTGTACTTGTGGTGGCGGAGTTCATTGTACAACTGCATCGCGTATTCTTCAGTTTCGTGCATCGCATTGACCGCGTTCCCTTCCCTCATCTTCCAATACGCACAATCGTCCTCTGCCTGTGCTTTCTGCGCTTTAAGTTCCACAATCTCTATCAGCAGTTGCTCGACTTCCTTCTTGTGCGATTCCTCCAAGTCCGCAATCAACTTGTCGGCATCGGACTTCTTGTAATATCCGCTAGGGACTCGCTCTCCGCTTACCTGTTCTACGAACATAACTTCTTTCAGTTCGCTCATATCCATTTCTCCTTTTGCCTTGGCTTTCAAGAAAGCAACATCGCCCCGCTCAAGTCGGCCTTCTTATCTTTCCAGCCTTCGCAGTCCTCTTTGATCCAGTGCTGGTGCTGCTCGATGATTTCCTTAATTTCTTTGTTAGTCATTATTGCTCCTTTTGCTTGATTTTAGTTTTCGCCCACATTACGAAAATTCCCCAGCAAGTGTGGCCTTGCTTGTCTGCGGCGCACATCTTCTCGGCCGGACAATGGTCGCAGTCCCTAATCTTGTTATTAGTCGCGAGTCCCGTCATTCCCTTGAATTCGTCGATTTTTCTACCCGGAAAATACTTTTCGAAATTAGTCATCTTTACCCTGTTCCTTTTCAAGGAAATACGCAATTACCTTGTTTACCAATTTAGCGGCATTTCTTTCAAAACCTTCAAAACCGTCTCTGCTGCGAAAAGAATTAGAGTGGATTTCGCCATAATCAAAACGGGATGAAATAAAATATCCGTCAATTCGAACTCTGTAAATTCCTCCCAAAATATCGTAGCAATAAAGAATATATTGTTCTTCTCCTTTGCCAAACTTTTCCTCACGCATCTTTGCTCCAAAAATTTCTGCAGGATATTCAAACATAATGACTCCCTAAAAGACAAATTCCTCGTCTTCTTTCTTTTGCGGTTGATTGGGAAGTAGGCCGTTTCGCTCCATCAGGGCGTAGCCTATCGGGTGCAGTTGAAGGCGCGGGTTCTCGCCCCAATGTTCGCCGCATTGGCGCTGGACTTCCGGCTCGATCATGGTCTCCCAGTAGCGGCGTAAGTTGTTGTCCTCGGTCGAGTATGCCCGGACATATTCGTCGTATTTGCCGTGCAGGATTGCCCACAGCTTGACGGTTTCCCTCTTGTTGATTTGCTTTATATCGAGACTCATGCGGTCTTGCTCCTTTTTTCTTTCGCAGTCTTGCACCAGCTCAAGAGGTAGGCGTCAAAGTTTTCTACGGGCCTTCCTTCCGCGTCCTTTCCTCCCCGCTGCATGGTGGCTTCCCAACAGTTCCTGGCGTCCGCCTCGTCCACCTTCAGTCTGGCTACGCGGTCGTAAAGTTCCGTTGTGTTGGCTGGAATTGGCGCCTTCTGTTTTGGCGGTCGGCCTCCGAGCTTCCCGTTCTCCGCCGAGGCTTTAGCCTGTGACGAGGCGTGTCTTTCTATAGCCCTTGCGACCATGAACGCGCCGAAACTTGTCCCGCTTGTATCGAGTTTCGCAAGGCGAACAAGGCTTTCCCGAACGTCCTTTACGATTTCCTCGTCGGTCTTTTCTATGTAATGGGCCGAAAATTCGCGAAAAACGATGTTCGCCCACCATATGTCTTTAGCCATTAGATTCCAATTTCTCCAATAGTTCATTAACGGCCTTGCCGATAATGGCTGGCGCCTGCATGGGAATTCCGCGCTTCGCGAATTCGTCCTTGATGGTTTCAATATTCTTCGCAGTCTGTATCGTGATACTGGCCTGCTTGTATGCTATATCCGGCATTGAAGTTCCTTTTTAAAAATTTTGGTTCGTCTTTCCTAAATATAAACAATTTAAAACAAATGTCAAGATAAATTTTTAAAATATTCTAAAAAGTTATTATATAAAACCTAATAGGTTTATTCTAGGTTTCGGTTAGGTTCGGGTAAAAACCTAGCCTTATATATAAATAAAAGTAAAAGTATAAGTAAAAGAAATATATCTATATAAACCTCATCTCAACTCTATATGGCACATAGGAAAAAAAAGAGACGAGGGGCGTTTAAAAACGGATTCCTGGAAAAGCTAAACAAAACCTGTAGGTTTGTTCTAGGTTTATGCGCTATTTGCGTTTTAACGCATATATTGAAAATACGCTCATTATATACCGCGCTTGCAAGTCCACTTTCTTTCAACAGGTGTTGACAAAATGTTTGCTAATTTCTACATAGAAAAAGAAACGAGGTGAGTACATGACTAAAGTCGAACTGGAAAAATTGGTTTCCACGCTTTCGGAGCGTCTGGAAAAAGTCGAAAAGGAAATCGAAGTCCTCAAGGCTCCGAAGGTTTCCAATCCTCCACAACCTCCCGTGAGGTCTTTAGTCTTTCGCTAGGGGGTCTCTATGGCTGAAAAAGAAGTAAAGCCTAGAATCCCTACGCGGTCGCCCAAATACGTCCGCAAGAGCGCCAAGAAACGCGCCCCTGCAAGCGGCACCTCGAAGCTCGCAAAACAGTTTATCCCGGAAACGAAAAGCTACACCGAGAAGATCGGCTTTCTAGGAATGAAAAGACGCGATGATAAAAGACCGCTTTGGGAGAAGCTACAGGACGGCATACGCTGGATGCGGGAAAAGTACACGATCGTATTCAAGCACCGCTCCGAGTGCGTCGACCAGCACGAATACGAATGTCTGCTAATCACACATTCCGCCATATCCGATTTTACGGTTTCCGCCTTCATCTTTTCCTTGTTTTCCGAGGTCGAGGAACTCCCCTACATTTCGCATTATTTCAACCCGGTAAAGTACGCAGACGATCTGGTCGACCCTGAACTGAAAGAAAAGTTCAAGGAATCCGTCGAAGAGCTGGAGAAGATTTTCATACAGACCAAGAAAGACCTTCGTAAGTACATCGAGAACGACGCCTATTTCCTGTCTTCGCAGACGCGTAGCCACACGATATGGTTCTTGGAGCATTTCTTCAAGTCCGACATCGAGGAACCAGACGCGCCGACCTCCGGCAAGGTGGTGTTCGAGATTCAAGTCCCCAACCCGATCCCGCAAGAGGTACTGGATGCAATGGGGACAAAGTAGTGATGAAAAGCTCAAGATTTCGCCTTTCCAACAGAAGCTAATCTTTTCGGAAAACGAATTTGTCCTTGCGTGTTGCGGCCGTGCTTCGGGCAAGACATCGGGCGTTACTTGCCGACTCGCCAAGCGTAACGTAGATTATGGTCGTTCCGCTATGCTCATTGCGCCGACCTTCGGCCTAATTCGCGAAACGATAATGCCTGCTACGCAGGAGTGGTTCGAAAAGTTCCACGTGAAATATAAGGCGAATCTTTCCGAGCATACGATAGAAACCCGTTACGGAAGGATTGTATTCCTCTCCGGGACTCGCCCGGACTCTCCGCGCGGTTATACCAACCTGGAAGACTTTTTCTGCGACGAAGCCGCCTATGTTCCGAAGAAGGCCATCAAGAACGGCTTGCTTGCTTGCCGTTCGAACAAGGGCCTCTCCACTACGCAATGCTACACGTCCACGGGTCTTGCAGGGTCTTACTTTAACAAGATGGCGAAGGCGCCACCAGTAAAGGATCACCTTGTCCTTACCGCGTCCACGTTCGACAATCCGTTCACTACCGACCAGTACAAGCGTACCGTTTGGGAATCCTTGCTGGACACTCCGGGCTTTCTCCGTCAAGAGCTTTTCGGTGACCTTGACGCCGAGGAAATGAACCTTATCTTCCCGCCTTCCAGCTTTGCGACCATCCGGCGCGTGTCGGGAGGGCGCAAGCGTTGCGGCATAGACTTTGCATACGAGGGCAACGACACGACCTGTATCTTCGTGGTGGATGATTGCGGCATAGTGGAAAAGAAGATTATCGGGAAGGACAACGGGCGAAAATGCTTTGAAGCCTTCAAGGGCCTACACCAAAAATGGAATTTTGAAAGCCTTTCGCTCGATCACACGGGCGGATTTGACGCAGGCTTTGTCGTGCTTATGGAGCAAGAAAAAATCCGCGTACCTGTCAACAAGGTAAATTTCGGGGCGCCTTCGCCCGATCCGAAATTCGCGAACATGAGGGCGTATATTTATTTTAACCTCCGTAAAATGATTATGGAGAACGGCTTTTACTTGGGTGACGATGAAGTCGAAGACGAAATGGTCCCGCAAACGTACTTTATGAACACGTCGGGACAAATCCAGTTGACGCCGAAAAAGTATATTAAATGCATAATCGGTAAATCGCCGGACCAGGCTGACGCCTTGTGCCTCGCCGCCTACCGTGGCGACCCGCAACCATTACAAAATGCAAACTATGAGGACGAAGACCTTGTCCCCGCTTCCACAAGGAGTTTTTAACATGGAAGAAGAAATCGAAGAAGTGGTGGAAGAAAGCTTTGCCACGCAGGAAAACCCCGACGTTGCCCTTCCCTCCCAGGAAGAGGAAAGAAAGATCATCCAAGATATTGTGGACTGTGGCCAAAAGTCCAACGATTTCTTCGGAGTGGAAAACGAGCGCAAGCGCGACGACGCCCGCGTCTATGCCGATGTGGAAGTCTTCAATAAGACCGACATGAAGGCAATGACGAACAACCGAGGACAGGCAAGCGTGAACCCGCTTCCGCTCTACGTGAACGCCACCAAAAATCTTTTCCTTACGAATCCCTTCGTAGCCCAGGTCGAAGGTAGGAACGGCGACACGTTCCGCGAATTCCTCGACCAGCAACTCCACGAAACCTTTTCCAATTCCGACGCAGACGCGAGCGTGTTTTCCGAAGGCTTGCAGGACGTGCTGGAAGAGGGCGGCGCCTTTACCTACCTTACGACCGAGGAAGGCCGAATCCAAATTAACCTCGCCTACGAGCCTACGGCCTGCATTTACGACCCTTGCGCTCGCCGCCTTGACGGAGCCGATGCAACCTTTTTCGGAATCGTCGAACAGTTACCCTATGAACGAGTAAAGGAAATGGCGGAGGCTAACGGCGTTACCATTCCAAGTAAGGAAATGATCCCGCGCACGCAGACTTGGAGCTTTGCGAACTATAACTCGTCCATTGACGGCGTGAACCTTATCCACTTTTACCGCAAGGACAAGAATGGCGTTTACTTTATCCAGGTGGTCGGCGACAAGGTGATAAAGCGCGTCTTGTTCCGCAGCCTTTCGTGTCTCCCGGTGGTGCCGATTTACGGCCAGCGTTTCAAGGACAACGAAAAGAAATTCTACAAAGGCTTTGTCCGCGACTCCAAGCACCTTTGCAAGATTGTGAACGGTTGCTACGTTTCCCTTTGGGAACGAGTGAGTGTTCCGACCGTACCATACACCTCCGTAAGCATGGAGTCCGTGGAAAACCTTACGTCGGACTACGAAAACGACCTCGCACGTTACAAGCGTTACCGCGCCTACACAAAGAAGGGCGAAGCCTACGTGTCGCTCCCCAAGCCGGAGCGAGTGGACCCGACCGTCGTCACGGCTGACTTGATTCCGATTATTAACGATTCCTTGAACAAGATTTCGAAAATGATAGGAATTCCCGAAGAAGGTCTCGGTTTCAACGCCGCCGCCGAAGTGCAGAAGACCGCGCAGGAAATTCTTACCCGCTCGTCGGCTCTCGTTACAAACGTGTCGCACTACTACCGACACCTCCAGCGCTCTATTCAGCACATGGCGGAAATTATCGTAGAACTCCTTTGTATCTACAACGGTAAGGAAAACGTCTACACAATCAAGCTTTTCAAGGGACCAGAAGACGCACTCAAGCGTGAACAACGCCGCCAGCAAATCCTCGCTTTCCAAAGCCTCGCCCCCGATGCGGTCAAGCCGTTGCTCCTGGCGGAAGCCATCAAGACGGGCGACTTTGACAACGCCGACGCTATCGCGGAAGCGATCCTAACGACACTCCCGCCGGAACTTAAAGCCGTAATGCAGATCGGCCAGGGCGTAGACGTCGCCGCCATGCAGCAGCAAATCGCAATGCTTACCCAGCAGGGCCAGCAGCAGGCGCAGCAAATCGAAGATTACCGCCGCACCATCGACGCCGACATTATCGCAGGGCAGAACCAGCTACTCATTACCCGCATGAACAACGAAGCGGCGCTCCGCTCCAAGCTGGTGGAACTCGAAGCCAAGGCGGCCGAGAACGAAAAGGACCGCCAGATCGAACTGGCAAAGCTCACGGCGGAACAACGCGTCGATGCGGAAAAGCTTTTCATCGAAAGCCGAAACGCAGACACCCGCGCCCGCGAAGCGACAGTAAAGGCCCTGCAGGAAGCCGAACGCCTCCGCATGGAATCCGAAAAGACAACCGCTGAACTCGCTATGAAGTTGGCTGGGAGTGTTAAAAATACGCTCACAGACAACGTGATAGTGCAGTCCCCGACGGTGTAAAAAAGAAAATTGCGTAATTCGCTATTGCGTTTTACGCTTTTTTAAGTTATTTTATATACAAACAAAAAACGAGGTGAGACATGGCGAATTTACCTTCGCAAGAACTTTTGAACAAGTACCGCGCCGAAGAAAAGGCTGCGGCCCAGGAAACACCCGCGAATCCCGAACAAACTAACGCGGAGACACCAAACCCGGAAACGGACTCGCAGCCGACGGGCAGCGAAGAAGTCAAGGGCAATGGAGAAGCCAGCCAACCGACCAAGCCTTCCTCCGAAAGCGGAGCGCCGCCGGAAAATACCGACAAGGGCGAGGAAAGATGGCTCAAGACGCAAGAGAGCTTTAAAAAGCGACTCGACCGACAGGAAAGAAGCCACCGCAAGACCGTTTCCGCACTTGAAGCCAAAATTGCCGAGCTGCAAAAGCAGCTTGAGGGAAACAAGCCGGAACTCAAGCGAGAAGACTTTCCGACAGTTGAAGCTTACGAAAAGTACCGCGAGGAAGAAATCAAAAATTCGATCCTTGCGGAGAACGACAAGAAGCAGGCAGAAATCGCAGAAGCTAACCGCCGCAACGCCGAGGCACAGAAGAAACTCGACGCCACCTTCAAGACTCCCGAAGCGAAGAAGGAATTCCAGGAAACGCTTTCGGACTTTATGGAGGACAACGGCGACTGGCTCGAAAGCGAAGAAGGCCAGCTCTACCAGGAAATCATCGACCAAAGCCCCGTGGGTCTCGTCATGGCTATGGCTATCGCGAAGAATTCCGAGGTGACGGAACAGATGAAGAACTGGTCTAAGGATATGTTGTTCCAGAGACTTTCTCAATTTGAAACAGCCCTCTTGCAGAACGCCAAGGAAGCCGCAAAGAAGCAGCCTTCCAACGGACAACCCCAAACGCCGACGCAGACAAGGCCGTCTACAAGCGGCATTCCCTCGACTGGAAGCGTAGGCAAAACGCAGGCGCCCGCCACGTTCAATGCGAAGGATTGGCTTCGCAAGAACCGCCCCGAGCGCTACCCCACACACTAACAAGAGGTTTTTATCATGGCTAACACCATTGTAACCGTACCGGGTCTTGAAATCTTCACCGCTGAAATCGAAGAATCCTGCCCCATTCTCGAAGATTGCCGCTCCACCCAGGAAGGCTTGAAGGGTCGCCAGGGCGGAAAGCTCAAGGTCGTCATTCCCGATCCGGGTAAGACCGTTACCACCAAGGGCCGTATCCCGACCATCGGCGCTGGTGGTGACATCGAAAACAACGACATCAAGGAATTCGAACGCGAATTCACCGTTTGCGTATCCACGAACTCCGCAACCATTAGCTCTTTGCAGAAGGTGGTCGACATTGACTCCTTCGAACGCGAAGTCGCAAATCCGCGCTCCCCGGAAATCGGTTCCTCCGTGCAGGAAACCGTTATCGACGAAGCTGCCCTCTATGCCGACTCCGTCTTCGTGGTTGACGGCACCAGCGGAAGTTTTGACGGATACGGCCTCCTTTCCGACATGGCTGGCTCTCTGCAGGACTCCCGTTGCGGCGGCGAACTCGTCGGCTACATGAGCGGCCGAATCAAGTCCAAGATCGCCAAGGGCGGCTTGAGCTTGTTCAACCAGGAAGCTATCGCAGGAGAACTCTACCGCAAGGCAAAGATTGGCGAATACTCCAACGTCATGTGGAAAAACACCCCGATGCCCGTCCTCGATCTTGGCGCGGCTCCGGCTTCCACCACCGTTTCCGTCAAGCCGACCGAAGGCTCCGACACAATCGTGCTGGCTTCCGCCAACATCAACTCGGCAACCGTTATCAAGGCTGGCTCCGTGTTCACCGTTGCCAACGTGCAGAAGTGCGACGTACTCGGTCACGTAATGGCTGACTCCAAGGTCTTCGTCGTGCAGGCTGACGCCACGGGCGGTTCCGGCACTATCTCGCTCAAGGTTGGCGAAATTAACGCCGTCGGCGCACACCGTAACGTGTCCGCTCTCCCGGCAGCGACAGCAGCCGTTACCTGGCTCCATACCGCCAACAAGAAGTACGCTCTTGTGTGGGCATGGCAGAAGGGCAACGTGGAACTTTCTTCCGTCAAGCTCGACGATTCGGGCCTCGAAGAAATCTCCGCAAAGTCTCCGTCCGGCAAGCTCGAAATGAGCGCAGTCGTTCACGGCGACGTGAACCGCAACGGCACCTACCGCTTCGATACCGCATACCTTACGGGCGCAGTCGATAGCCGCCGCGTGGCACTCGGTTACATCCAGCTTAACTAATTGCTCCCCATCTACCCGTCCCCCTTCCCTAGCGAGGGGTGCGGGCCTTTTTTCCTTTTGTTTGAACCCCTTTTGGCTAGAGAGAACGAATTTTCACCACCTCGAAAAGGCGTTACTCTCTAGCTAAATTTTTTTGGAGAAGAAATGCTCGTCCGCGAACTTATCCAGGATATTCTCGACGAAATAGGCCAGCTCGTAGGCGGAAACCCCGCTTCGGATACTGACGCGGCCAAATGTCGCCGCTTGATTAACAAGTGCGTGCGCGAATACAACGTGCAGGGCTTTCTCCATTTTTGCCGTTCCCGCCTGCAGCTCGGACAGGGTAAGGAATTCCTTTTCGAAGACAAGATTCCTTTGAACGTGAACGCGGTCTACTACAAGATTGGCCCGAACTATGTCGGGTTGACTCCAGTCCAGGCGCACAATATGCCCGCCTACGAGGGCGTAGGGTGCGAGCCTTACAAGTTCGCTTACGAAAAGTTCTACGATGGAGACGATCTTAAAGCCCGCATTATTCTCGATCGTAATTCAATGTACGAAGTCGAGGCGGTCGTTACCTATGACCTCGAACCTTACAACGAAAACGACGTGCTGACGCTCCCGCCGGAATTCATCAACCTCTTGACAGCCGACGTTCAGTACAGGTGGGTGTCTAACCTCGCGATTAACGACGAACTGAAGCGAGACAAGAAGGCCGAGCGAGACAAACTCCTTGAATACATCAAGGAAATCGAAACGCAGGCTTTGGACGTTCCGACGCCTTGTTATAACATTGCAGACAAGTTTTATGGCGGCGTGGGCCGTTTCCCCTGGTAAACTATGGCAGCGCGTACCGTTCAAATCAACTCTTTTTGCGGCGGCTCCTCCAAGCTGGTGGACTCCGAATTCCTCGGCCTTGAGGAATCCGTCAATATGTACCCGGAAACGGTTACGGCTACGGACTCCTACACCACGAAGATGCTAAAGTCGGTCGAAGGGTTTAACGACGGAATCTTATTTGACGCTTCGGAAGTTTTTCTAGGCGCCTGTGCAGTAAACTCAAATCCATGGCTTTCTGACGCTATCAAGGAATCATTTCTTGTCGTAACACGTTCCGGCCCTTCCGGGGATTGTAAGGTTTGGAATCTTTACGGAGCTACAAAAACTCAAGTCGGGAATTTCTTTTCTGGAAGTGGCTATCGTGCCAATATAGAAGAGTTACCTAATGGTTTAGCGGTGTTCACGCTTGGCGAAAAATTATATTGCGCCGATCCTACAGGAACTAATACTGTAGGGGCTCTCGCCTTACCTTATGCTTTCGACCATGAAGGTGTAGTAAATCCGACACAGATTTCACATCTTAATTTCCGAATCATCATAAACGATGCAGGAAGCGATTATATTTATTGGTCGGAAATTAATAGACCTAACAGCCCGGACGATTTGCACGCCTTCGAGCAAAGCCTGACCCAGTATGCCTACACGAAGAACGACGGGACAGAAGTTACGTTTAACGATGATGTCTACTATCCTCCGGCTTACGGTACTTATGACCCTGACACGCTCTCGACGCAGACTGTTTTTTCGTCTTCTCTCAATTCCATGAAGATGGATTTTAACGCAGACCAAGTTATCGCACTCCGCGCGACAGATACATCCTTGTTTGTATTCGGTCAAAATTCGCTCCAGGTCTTGCGCTGGCAAAATTCCACGACGGCTCCGTTTGCTATTGTCGGCAAGACCTCGCTTGCAGGAGTTGCAATTGCTGACGCCGTAACTGTTGTCGGCAATGAGTGTTTTTTTGTCGGGAAAGGACCTAACGGGATGTTTGGTGTTTATGCGGTTGACGAAAATTGTGCTATCCGAAAGATTTCTTCTAACGCTATAGACCAACGTCTCGCAAAGTACGCAACTTACATGAATGGCTTTAAGGATATTAAATCCTTTTCTTATGCGTATAAGGGGCATCAATGGTTTATCTTTACGGCCGAAGAATATTATGGCGAATTTGCAGAAACTTTTGCTTTCGACATTACCGAGAACGTGTGGACCGACCGCGCGTCATATGACGAAAACGGAGACCGTTATCCGTGGTGCGCTGTAGATTCTATCTCAATAGAAGGCGCTCCTTCTTTTGTTACAAAAACAAAAGGCGGGAAAATCCGTTTTTGTAATTTCTTTCCGGCCAGTTCCTCGGATCATTGGCTTGATGAAACAAGCTCCGCCAGCCATCACACCATCGTGAAGGAAAGAACAACGGGCATCAAGTACGACGGAGTAAACGATATTGTCGTTACATCCCTTGAACTGGTGATGAACGCAGGCGCCACCATGCAGATGGACCCGACCAAGACGGGCTACAATCCGCGAGTTATGCTCCAGGTGAGCAACGACGGCGGCCGTACTTGGAGCAACGAGCTTTGGGCCTATGCCGGACAGGTGGGCCAGTATTCGTGGCGCGTTCGCTGGAACGCATTGGGAAAGGGCGCCCGCTTCGCTTTCCGTGTTCGCATGACAGACCCCGTAGCTTTTGAAATTGCGACCGCTTACTTGTCTTATTTACCGTGTGGTAACAGGTTCTAGTATGGATACGCAAGTAAAACAAACTGCATTTCTCGGCAACGGCGTAGTAGACACGAAAACGTTCTTGCCGTTTATTGCCGTGAAGAACGGACAGATGGTCCACTTGTCGACGAACGGATTTGTCGATTTTTCGAATGTGTCGAAATTGGCTTTCCCGGATTCCCGCTTTGCGTTCACGGTCAAGTTCTACGAATTGACGCCGGACACGATCACCGACGCGACCCCTGTAAAGGTTCTTGTCATTGACGCGGGACGAACAGAAATTGAAATAAACGAATCGGCGATTTATTTTGCCGAAGCAACGCTTCTTATAAAGGAGAATCAGTAATGGCTTGGTACGATACATTGACTCACGCCGGAGAATGGGTGTGGGAACATACTCCCGCAGGCATTACTCAAGAATTCCTGGAAAACGCCCCGGAATACGCCGAACAGGTTACAGACAAGCTCGGTATTACGAATGTCGGGGAACAGCAGGAAGCCTACGAACAGGCGGAAGAAACCCTGAAGCAGCAACAGCAGCAGGCCGGACAGACATATCAAACCGCCTTGGGACTCGTAGCGCAGAACAGAAACACGATTGCCGACGTTATCGGTCCCGAAAACGTGGAGTATTACAAGCAGATGGTCTACGGCATCGACCCGACTAAGTACGCCGCGTCTACCGAACCGATTACGGGCTTTGAATTCGAGCGTGACGTTTCCAAGTACATGGACCCGGCCGCACAGTACCAGATCGACCAGAGCGTGAACGCTGCCATGCAAGCCATGACGGGCCAGGGCGGTATTTCCGGCGGTGCAGCCGCCCGCGCTTTGCAGGCCGAAGCCTCGCAGAAGGCCAGCGAACTTTACGGCGACGCATGGGACCGAATGATGAAGGCAAGCGAACAGGAATACGGCAAGGCCCGCGACATCGTGTCCGCAGAACAGACAGCAAAGCAACAGGAAGCCGCCATGCAGCAATACAAGACGGGCCAGCTTGGCGACCTTTACGGCCAGTTTGTCGGAAACTTGCAGGGCGCGAACGAAGATGTCGTGAACCTTCTCATGGCGCAGATGGGAACGAACCTTTCCCTCGCTCAAGCTATGGCACAACTCGGAATAGACCGTGCGTCCGCTCCGACTTGGGTGCAGCAGATGTTAGGAATTGGCGGACAAGCAGCAAATATTGCGAACGCGGTGAAGTAAGGAGGAACTATGGCTTTAAACTTTACACCCCTTTCCGCCTACAAGTTCGACGTTTTAAGCGGGATTCGCCAGCAGGCGGAGAACCGCAGGGAAGCCGCGCAAGGTCTCGGCGCCATTCTAGGCACGGCTAAAGGAATCGCGGACGAGCAGAAGACCCGCGACTTTTTCGCGCAGTTTGACGATTCCGAAGAAATCGCGAACATTACGGCGCAGATTGCGGAAAACGAAGCGAAAATCAAGTCCTTGCGCGATGAATTGAAGACCCTCGGAGGTGAATAAATGGCTCTTAACGACTATCTCGAAGACAAGGTCGAAGTGACAGAAGAATTTAAGGGTGTTCCGTTCCGTATGCCCGAAAAATCGAACGCCACCCTCGCGACGGTAGATTCCGACATGGAACAGGCACGGAAGGCCGCGCAGATTCGCGGACGCCGTGAGGCTATTCAAAAGCAAATCGACAACCTCGAAAGCCAAAACGCCGAACTCCGCGCACGCCTTGAGACCGTCAAGAAAGGCTCCCTTTCGGACATGGACGAAGACAAGATCGTCGCCATGGCGAAGGCAAAAGGAATCAAGAACGAAGACATCGACGCGTGGCTGAAGGGACGCGCACAGCGTAGCGCCCGCAAAATTAGCGGCCGACAGACTGAAGAACAGCGTAAAATCTCGGAAGAATTAAATCAACAGAACAAGGACGCGGACGTTCAGGCTATTTATGACGCTTACTCCAAGTATTCAAAGGCTTTGGACGATGCCAAATTGAGCGAAGACGAAGCTGCCGTGACGAAGAACCGAATTGTCCTTGCGGCCAAAAATGAACTTGATACCCGCAAGCGTAATTTCCAGCGCCGTTACGGCGAATCCTGGGAAGAATTCACGGGAGAAGAAGAACAGACTACGGGCGCACCGAAAAGCGGAAAAGTTGAAGACAAGGAAAAGGTCGAGGTAGTCTTGACAGACGACGAAGCGAAGGTTGTCGACGAAACGACCATGCAGAAATTCAACGAACCCGACACGACCAACAAGGAAAAGCGCGCTATCAAGGCCGAAGCCCAAAAGAAAATCCGAAAGAAAGGCGAAGCCGACAAGGCCCGTAAAGAACAATTAGACGGAATCAAGAAAGACCTTGCTATTATCGGGGCCGCAAGCGGAAAGGACGCAGCAAGAATTATTCGTGGATTTGATAAGTCCAAAGACAGCAACGACCCGGTAAAGGTTAAGGCCGTAACAAGGATTAAGGCTTTTATCGGAAAGGACAAGGACTTTAGAGAATACGGGGATTTGGACAAGCTTTTTGTAGAGAGGTAGAAGATGGCTTTGCAGATTACAGACGAAGTAATTAAAGAATTTACCGAGCGAAATAATTTGCCCGATGTTTACAAGGCTTTCCAGGAAGTGAAGAACGAAAAGGACTACAAGTCCTTTATGAAAGACCCGACAAACAAAAAAACAATCGAAGCTATCGAAGCCGAAATGAAGATGGACAAACGCCGGGAGGTTTTGGCCTCTTTGCGTGAAGACCCGACAATCGCTTCCTTTACGGACGAGGAACTTTACGAAATTGCACCCGACCAATTCGCAGATATTGCGGAAGAAAAGGCCGAGGTCTCTTTCGGTTTTCCGGAAAATCTTTTCATTCCCAAAGGAGGAATGAGTAACCGCGAATGGCTCGCTACCGAACGCGAAATTTTTAAACGTGCTGGGCTTGATTTTGACAATCTCGAAGACCGTCGTCAAGCCGCAAGACGGCAGGCAGAAGCCGAAAGCAAGAAGGCCACAGCGGAAGAAGCCAAGAAGGAAGGCGCAACCGGGTGGGCGACTCCTAGAAGCCAAGAACGAATGGAAAAGGGCGAAGCCGTTACTAAAGGGGACGTGGCGTCCGATGTTTTGAGGATCGCCGAAGCCGCACCTCCTGCGGTCGCAATTCCGGCTATTGTAGGACGTAATGTTCTTGACGCTTATCTCGAAGACAAGGACGTAGGAGAAGCGATTAACGACGCCGTTGTAGACGTTGGGCTTTACGCTGCTGGAAATGTTCTCGGTAAGGGCGCCTTTGGCGGCGCTACAAGAAAAGCTAAAGACGTTTATAAAGGATTGAAAAAGTTTTTAGGCGGTTCTAAAGGCGGAGTCCGCGAAGTGGGCCGTACCTTTGACTCTCAAGAACTTGGCTCCCGTCGCCAAATCGTAAAAGCTACCAAAGAGGCTCTTGAAGGAGGCGAAGCTGGCTTTACGAATCCGTACAAAGAACAAGCCGCAAGAATCGTTGAAGAGGCCGGACTTACCGAAGAAGAAGGAAAAAAGGCCACAAACATTCTTTCAAAGTATCTTGAAAAGACAAAAAATCCCTTGCGCCAGGAAACCACCGAAGAAATCCAAAAGGCATCTTTGGGGACTACGACGAAAAAGGTCGGAAAAAAATTTGATGAAGAAGTAAAGGCTGAGGCAAAAAGAATCGGACGCGAAAGGGTTGCTTCTACCGCTGAAGCAAAGCTCGATTTTGAAGACGTGAGCCGAGGGTTGAGCGAAGAAGACGCTAACGCACTTTTGAAACACCTCCAAAGTCAAGGAGTGCGCGATAGCGAAGGCGGGAAGAGCTTTGTGGGCGTTGCTGGCGAAATCGGTTCGAAGGATTCCAAAAGAAATCTTCGCGAATCCGAACTTATCGCAAAATGGTTAAAAAATAACACGAAGGCCCTCAACACGTTCTCTACACCGCTGGCTGAAAAGGAAGTAGCGAAACGTTACGGCACGAAGCCCGTTGCATATCGTGGACTTTTGCAAGAAGTCTTGAAGACTCCAGTAGCTTACGAAAGCCCCTTTACGGAAGAAGGTTCTAAATTTGCGGTGAAAACAGTTCCTCAAGTTCTTGGCCGTTATTTAGCGCCCGAATTGTACGGAAGAAAACGTAATTCCTCGGAAGAGGAATAAATTATATTGGTAATGTATGGCGACGAAAACGGGAAATCTTGTACTGGACCAGCTCCTGACCGCAAACCCCACGGCGCGCGCATTTGACCGCGCGCTCGCGGCGCAGGAAAGGAACATGGGGCCTGTAACTCTAATGGGTGGCGAATCCGCCGCCCAGGTCAACCCGGCCGCCCTCTACAAGTCCGCCTACAAGCAGTCCATCAACCCCGGCGCATCCAAGAGCGGAACGTGTAACTATTGCCTCCGCTGTAACGGCCGCGTTTTCCGTGGCGCCGACATCATCATGCAAGACGGGACGGTAGGACACCACCCGAACTGCAAGTGCATCTTCACGCTTACGCAGTCGCCCGTTTCGCAGGGCATCTACACCGGGGCGGATTTCGGCGCACGAAAGCAACTACGCACGAATTCCAACGCATTGGACGGAGTATCGACTGCAGACCTCCGCATCCTTGCAAGTAAGCGAAACCTCCGTTCCCGTGGCATCACGAACGACGCCCTGCGTAAATCCATTTTGAAATCCTACATGAAATAAGGAGCAAGAAAAATGTCCTTGAGTACAACGCAATACGGCTACATTGTCAACCCGATGGTTCCCTTCACCGATGACAAGGGGAAGACCATCAAGAATGGCTTTATCCGTGTCTTCATGGCCGGAACATCTACTCCCGTTCTCACGTACCGCAATTACGACGGAGCGACGAACCAGGAAAAAATCGAGCTTGACAACAGCGGACGCGTGATGCACAACGTAATCGGCTCAAAGGGTTCGCTCTACAAGGTCGTGGTCTATGATGCACACCACTCACAGGAAACCCCGATCCTTACTGTAGATAAGATTGCCGTACTCGGCGCAAGCATTAACGCCACGGGTGCTACTATCGTTACAGGGCTTGACTCCGTAACGGTGCAGGAAGAAAATTTCCTCAAGGCGACCGTAGAAGGTACTGGCGTAGAACTTGCGCTCGATCCGACGGAAGTTACAAGCGAAGTAAGCTCTACCGCCGCAGCGGTAACGGCTGCGCCTGACTACGTTGTCCCGCTTTTGGACAAGACCGGGGAAGGGGACAGCAAGAAGATTTCGCTTGCAAACCTTTTCAAGTTTGCGCTTGATTGGATTTCGAGACTCGCTACGCCGATTACCATCTTTGCAAGCGGCGACTTTTTCGCGGTAAGTAACACGACAGACGGCACCCGCAAGATGTCCAAGGACACGCTGCTCCAGCTCACCAGCCAGAACGCACTCGCAGGGAACGTGGCTCCGGCGTTTGACCCGAACAGGACAGATGAAAATCCCTACAAGATTGGTGAGGAAGTGACTTATCAGGGTAAGCACTATTTGTGCAAGAGACCCCACTATGGAGAATGGAGTGGCACTAATTTCACTGAAATTCCTATCAGTGATTTAAAGTTGTCTGCATTGCCGTTCTTGTATGATAGCTGGGTGAGGAATGTTGAGAGCCTTGATGATGTGACACCAAATTCGGTCACCCCTATCATTAAAACAGACAACACAACCACCACCAATTTCCCTGCTGACTATGGGAATGGTAATGGAATCTTGTTGTGTGTGAAGGGTGACTTACCTGATACAAACTATCAAATTAGCCAGATTCTGTACAAATTTAGTACAGGTGAATGTTGGACTAGGCGTTGGAATACTTACTTTAATTCTTGGAATGATTGGGATAAGCAGGAACTCTACACTGATATTTATACACTGGTTTTATCCGTTGCCCCAAATTTTGACCCGACACGGACAAGTGACAATCCTTACAAGGTTGGTGAGCTTGTAACTAAAGATTTTAAACTATATATTTGTTCGGCGAATAAATATGGCGCTTGGGACGGGCTGTATTTTTCCGAAATCACTGCAAGTTCGCTGATTGGCAACTTGCTGGACACAACAGGGACATCTTCCCTGAATGTCTTTGGCAAAAAATTTGCTAGAACTATAAAGTTTGTGAAATCCCATTGGACAAATATCGTATCATTGTTTGTTGTAAAGGGGGTCACCTATAGGTTTGCGGTAGACTTCAACTCCCACAGTCTCGCTAAAACATTCACCCTGAGTGGATTCTGTGACGGGGTTGAAAAAATGACTCATGGAACAGGCATCAACCTTACAAAGAATTCATTCAGTTGGACATCCGATTATAGTGGAAGGCTTGACCTCATATATTATTGTGGTGATGATGCCCCAGACTTTGGCTTTGAAGTGAGCCTGTTTAGTGGTGGCGCAGACAAGGTGCATTATATCAATGAATCCTTGCTGGATATTTCTACTAATGGTGGAAGTTTCTCTGAATCATTTGATGTGAATGAGTACAACAAAGATGTAGTCTTTGCAAAAGTGCACTTGAGCAAGGGCATTGTATACAAGGTAAGAACAGACCTTTCTGTCGCAGCTAGTTCTGGTGTGGCCATTAGGGTCCGTGACACAAATGACAACATTGTCTTCCAGTATTCCATTTCTACTGGGTGGAATTATGGTGAAAATTCATTCTATGTTGCAGATGATGGAGTCTACACTATTGGCTACCGTACAGGTGCTGCAAATGTCACCACACTTACTCTCACACTATCTTCCGATGGCTCCATCGGAAAAATTAACAACCATAACTCGGTAATTGATAGGGCCTACCATAATTCAATTCCAGTCCTTTTGAAGTCTGACTCCATTGCCACCACTAACGAAGTGGTCTATGTACCATGTAAAATTAAAAGTGGGATGACTTATCGTTGCATCGTCACAACAGATTCTGCCAGTAGTAGGTATGGATATGGGTATGGCAGCACATACAAGTGGCTTGTACCCTTGCAGACCAACAAATTAAACGGATATGAATTTTCGTTTACAGCCGACAGGGATGCTGAATACTTTGGCATCTATAACACAACTGCCTGTGGCTATGACCTCAAAGTTTATGAGGTGGCAAGACATATCTGTCCTGCAGCAGTTACTCATAATAACTACGCCATTTATCAGGGTGACACGAAAACCTTGACAAGTCCATATATCTGCAATGCGGTATCCTTGAAGGATGGAACAATTATTGCAGCGAGAAGTGATGGCACCATCGTAAAAATTGCACTTGATGGAACTGAGACACAGTTGCTTGATTTTGGCGTGGATGCTCACTGCCGTTGCATGTTCTTTGATTCCAATGAAAACCTCTACCTGTCACCCTCCTATTTTGGCAATGATACTTTCTCCAGTGCAGGTATCTACAAGATGGCTAAAGGTGAATCAACCTTCACAAAGGCCCTCTCCCTTTATGATGCCGATGACAGGACTGATTCAACGATTTGGACAATGTCTGAAGATTCCACTGGAAATCTTTATGCTGGTGAATATTCTGTGGCAAAGCATAACCCGATTGTCTGGAAATCTACTGATGGTGGTGATACTTGGTCGGAATTGTATGACTTCACAGAACTTGCACCAGAAGGCCGTCATATCCACTGGGTTGAATATTCTCCCTGGCAGGATGCCCTGTATGCCATTGTTGGGGAAGTCAACACCATCTTCAAGTCCACTGATGGTGGCGAGACCTGGATTGACTTGCAGATTGCCCTCCCTGATGGCAAGGGTTGCGGAGCCATCACTACTCCGAATGGAATCCTGCTGGGTTCTGACAGTGCCAGAGAGTTGGCATTCTACTTGATTGACAGAGATGACAGCACATACAGACTTATCAATAAGTTCTGGGCTAATATGTGTTTTGCCATGCGAAGAAACAACCTGAATGGCGATATTTTTGCTTTCGGTGTCATTGATGTATCAAACAGGGATGTCAGGTATTATCCACCCTATTCTGTACTGTCTTTGCCAGACCCCATGACTGGCGTTGAAACATGGCATGCAGACCTTGTATCCACTTATGGGCAGCAACTGGGTGACCAATACTACAATAGCTGGCTTGACTACTACAACAGGAACAAGGACAAGTATCCTGAAGATGCTATTGTCCCACAGCACTATGGGCTGTTTGTGTCCCGTGATGGAGGACTGTCTTTTGACCTTGTGTTTAAATCACAGGCAGCCACTGCAATAGGATTTAATGCCCCAGGTCAGTTCTACAATGGTGAATGCCTCTGTGGCGTAGACCAGGGTGTTGAAAAGCCTGTTGTAATCAGTAGTGGAAAACAAAAGTTTGTCCAGGGTGGATGTGATTTTGATGGGCAGATTTTTGTCCGCACAAATTCAAGCACTGTGAACCAACTGCTATAAAGGAGACCCTCCCCAATGTCATACCCTTCCAACAAGATACCTGATGCCCCCATGCCCCTGAGCATGATGCCGGGGTGGCGCTGTAACCCATCAATGCCCACCCGCTGTTGAGCGATTTTGCACCTACAGCAGACTCTTAATCAGCGGGTCGCAGGTTCGCAAAGGAGAATTATGAAACTATCGCTCAAGGACCTCGTTAAGCTAATAGCCCCGTACCTCGTCGCCATCGGCGGGGCTATCGGGGTGTATGCCGACGGAAAGGCTAGATTCGAATTGATGGAGTACAGAGTCCAAG